AAATGGATTGGGTTAAACAAGGACTCAATGAAGGCTTTGAATTTAATAACCCAAATGCCAATGGTGAATGTGGCTGTGGAGAAAGTTTTACTGTATGATAGTAGAAAAATTTGAGTACAAAGAACTAAAACGTACAACAACAGAAAAGCAACGTTTATATACATGTCCTGATGGTAATGCTGTTCCTAGTGTTACTACTATATTAGACAAAACAAAATCAGCAGAAAGTAAAGCAGGACTGGCACGCTGGCGTAAGAGTATAGGTGAAGCAAAAGCAAAAGCAATTGTAACCGAAGCCGCAAACAGAGGCACACGTATGCACACTTACTTAGAAAAGTATGTGTTAGGTGAAGAACTAAAAGAAACAGTATCAAACCCATACGCTCAACAGAGTTTAGATATGGCAAAGATAGTTATTAAAGAAGGCCTTAAAAATGTAGACGAGTATTGGGGAACAGAGGTAGCATTATATCATCCTAAGATTTACGCAGGTACTACAGACCTAGTAGGAGTACACAAAGGCGAAGATGCCATAATGGACTTTAAACAAACTAACAAGCCTAAGAAGCGTGAATGGGTTGAGGATTACTTCCTACAACTATGTGCATACGCAGAAGCACACAACGAAGTGTACGGAACTAATATTCGTAAAGGTGTTGTGCTTATGTGTTCAAAAGACTACAAGTATCAAGAGTTTATTGCAGAAGGCGACGAATGGGATATGTGGAAAGAAAAATGGTGGGCAAGAGTAGAAGAATACTACGTTAAACATAGATAAATATGATTAATGGAACTTATCTTATTCGCATTAATAATCAAACACTGTATAATAGACCTCGGTATACAAAGTCATTTTCTATGGGGATTGACACATAATAAGAAACGATACTTTGGCTGTCATGCTCATTATCTACATCATGCTATAGGAACATTCATAGCTTTCATATTATTCACAGATATTAAGACAGCACTAATAGCTACAGTAATAGACTACACAGTACATTGGCATGTTGACTTTACTAAACACAACATTAATACCTATTTAGATCTAACAAGAAAAGATAAGTTATATTGGTGGACAGCAACCATTGATCAACTTCTACATTTTTTAACTTACTATTTGTTAGTCATCTATCTAGTCTAGATAAATATACTGATAATAACGGAACTTTTTAAAAGATGGCTACAGTACAAATTTCACGCATACAACATAGACAAGGATTGTCGGAAAATTTACCTCAATTATCAGGTGGTGAATTTGGATGGAGTATTGACTCAAGACAATTATATATTGGTAATGGCACTATAGCAAACGGTGCTCCAGCAATTGGCAATACAGAGATACTAACTGAGTTCTCAGATATTGTTTCCTTAGCAGACACTTATACATACAAAGGCGAAGCGGCAGGTTATACGGTTAAAACAGGTGAACTAACAAGTACTCCAATAACGAGAACTTTACAAGGTAAGTTAGACGAATTTGTATCTGTTAAAGACTTTGGTGCGGTAGGTGACGGTGTTGCAAATGACACAGTCGCAATCAATAGAGCATTGTATGAACTATTTTGTAGAGAAGTAAATGCTGAAGTAAGACGCAGTTTATATTTTCCAGCAGGTACTTATTTAATATCAGACACTTTACTGATTCCTCCATATGCTAAATTATGGGGCGAAGGTATGAACTCCACAGTGATTAAATTAGACGCTGACCCTGCAAGTACTATTGCTACATATATGGCAAGAACTACAGATAGTTTACAACAAACAGGAAGTAACATTGGTACTAATTCAGCAATAACTCCAAGAAATGTTGAAATATCAGCATTAACATTTGAGACAGCTGAAATTACTGATATATTTTTAGTTGAATCTATTGATCAAATGTATTTTGATTCAGTAGGTTTTGTAGGACCATTAACAACTTCTGATTTAAATGTAGCAACTGACGATGTCAGCTGTGTTAGAACTAATGGAACTAGTGCAACTATTCCTCGTGGTGTAACTTTTGACAAGTGTGCATTCACAAATATGACATACGCATTTAAAATTAATCAAAGAAGCCAAGGATGGTCAGTTAGTAATTCAAAATTTGAAACTTTATATAATGCTATTGTGTTAGGTGAAAGTTTAGTAGACGGTGGACCAAAAGGGTTCAGAGCAATTCATAATTTTTTCAATCAAATTTATGCTTCAGCAGTTGTGTATGATCTAGCTAGCACTTGTGCTACTGCTCATAATATATTCTTAAGCGATTGTGGTAATCAATTTGGAGCAAGTCCTCAGGTCCCAGTAATTGAGTTTAATGCTGACAACAATATATCTGTAGGCGATATGTTTGAACGTAGTGATGCTGAGTCGTTGGTATATCCAAGAATTAAAACAGGAACAACAACTTCAATTGCCTTTGATAACACTAAACAACTTCAATTAGGTAGTTATGTTCGTGAAAGTGGTGAGACTGCTACACTAACAGACAATACAGCAGTTGCAACTTCAGTGTTTACATTGGATAGCAGTGATGTATCAGCCTGGAGTTTAGATTATACAATTACTCGTGGCACAAATGTAAGACACGGTAAGATGGAGGTACGTAACGCTTCAACACCTGTTTACTCAGACGATTTTGTTGAAGATGCTTCAACAGGTGTTATTCTATCAGTGGCTAATACTGCTGGAACTACATATGCACTACAATATACAACCAGCAACACAGGCGCTGACGCTACATTAACTTACAGTTTATCGCAGTTGGGTTAGTATGTGGCCCGTTGGCTACGAAGAAACACTTCAGTCTTGGGTTCAGCTAAGACACGACTGTGAAAATAAACCTCTCAAAGAGCAACTTAACCAAATAGCAAAGTGGTGGGGACACGCACCACGTATTAATTACGCTATTCATTGGCAGGATAAAAAAAACTGGCCAACTCCCTGGGAACTTTTGGCAGAAAATAAGTACGATGAACTTGCTATTGCTCTAGGAATGTCTTATACTGTATTAATGCTAAAAAATATAAATACCACTGTTGAGTTAGCCCATGCAAAGGACAATATAGCAAGTGACAATTATATAGTCCTAGTCGACGATCAGAAATATATACTTAATTATGACCCCTGGACAGCAGTAAATACCGAACAAATAAAATTTAAAGTACTAGATTCAATAGACAATAATCAACTTCTTGAAAAGATAGGATAGAAATGGCAGATATAATCGTAACGAAGAGAGATGGAACTAAAGAACCACTAAACATTGAAAAATTACATAAGGTTGTGATGTGGGCCTGTGAAGGCATTACTGGTGTATCAGCCAGTGAAGTTGAAATTAAAAGTCACTTACAATTTTATAATGGAATTAAGACATCAGACATACAAGAAACAGTTATTAAATCAGCCGCAGATCTTATCACAGAAGACACTCCTAACTATCAGCATGTAGCAGGTCGATTAATTAGTTATCATATAAGAAAAGATGTGTACGCTCAGTTTGAACCTTGGCATATTACAAAATTAATTGATCAAAATATTGAGTTAGGATTATATGATCCTCACCTACTAGAAGATTATACAAAAGATGAATGGGAACAGATTAACAGTTATATTAAACATAATAGAGACGAGATGTTGACCTATGTTGCTATGGAACAATTCCGCGGCAAGTATCTTGTACAGAACAGAGTAACAGGTGAGATATACGAAAGTCCACAAATGACATACATGTTAATTGCGGCTACATTGTTTTCTAGCTATGGTAAGAGTTATAGATTACAATATGTTAAAGATTACTATGATGCTATTTCAACACACCAAATATCACTACCCACTCCTGTAATGGCTGGCGTAAGAACTAGCCAAAGACAGTTTTCAAGTTGCGTACTTATTGAAACAGATGATTCACTAGATTCAATTAATGCAACGTCATCAAGTATTGTTAGATATGTATCGCAGAAAGCAGGTATTGGTATTAACGCAGGGCGTATTCGTGCTATTAAGAGTCCAATTAGAAAAGGTGACGCTTACCACACAGGTGTTATTCCATTCTTTAAACTATTTCAGGCGGCAACAAGATCATGTTCGCAGGGAGGAGTGAGAAACGGAGCGGCAACAGTATACTATCCTATATGGCATCTAGAAGCTGAAGACTTGTTAGTATTAAAAAACAATAAAGGAACTGAAGATAATCGAGTACGTCATATGGATTATGGCGTTCAGTTTAACAAATTAATGTATGAGAGATTATTAAGTGGTGGCGATATTACTTTATTCTCACCACATGATGTGCCAGGCATGTATGATGCGTTCTTTCAAGATCAAGAAAAATTTAAAGAGCTATACGAAACAGCAGAACGTAATACTCGCATACGTAAAAAAACAATTAAAGCAATTGATCTATTTGGGCAGTTTATTCAAGAGCGTAAAGATACAGGACGTATATACTTAATGAACGTTGACCATGCTAACACACACAGTTCATTTGATACAGCAGTTGCTCCAATTAGACAATCAAACTTATGTTGTGAAATTGACTTACCAACAAAACCATTGAATGATATCAATGATCCAGAAGGTGAAATAGCTCTTTGTACGCTGTCAGCTATCAATTGGGGTGTGTTCAGACAGCCCGAAGACATGGAAAAGGCGTGTAGGCTTGCTGTGCGAGGATTAGACGCCCTCTTAACGTATCAGAACTATCCAGTACTAGCGGCAAGAATGAGTACAGAAAATAGAAGACCGTTAGGTGTTGGTATTATTAACTTTGCTTATTGGTTAGCAAAAAATGACTTAACGTACACAGGAGAAGAAGCGTTGCCTGAAGTTGATCGCTGGGCACAGCATTGGAGTTATTATTTGATTAAAGCATCAGCAGACCTAGCAGAAGAGTATGGCGCATGTCCTAAGTCAAACGAAACCAAGTATCATGATGGTATACTACCTGTTGATACTTATAAAAAAGAAGTTGATGAACTAGTTCCACATAAAGATCATGTTGATTGGAAAGGTTTGCGTGAACAACTTAAGACTACAGGAATACGAAACTCAACGCTAATGGCATTAATGCCAGCAGAAACATCTGCACAGATTAGTAATTCAACAAATGGTGTAGAACCACCTAGAAGTTATATATCAGTTAAACAAAGTAAACACGGTGCATTAACACAGGTAGTCCCTGAATACAGACGCCTTAAAAACAAGTATGAGCTGTTATGGGATCAGAAAAGCCCTGAGGGTTATCTAAAAATTATGTCCATTCTCCAGAAGTATATTGATCAAGGAATTTCGGTAAATACTTCTTACAATCCACAGCATTATGAAGACGATAAAGTATCAATGAGTGACCTACTCAAGCACATTGTAATGTTTTATAAGTATGGCGGCAAACAACTTTATTACAATAATACCTATGACGGGCAGGGTGAAATAGACATTGATCGTGATGTTGCTGATTCAGTAGAAGACACAGATTCAATTGATTATGAAGAAGATTGTGACTCTTGCAAAATCTGAGAAAGTGGTCACAACATATGAAAGACCATAACCCCTCAACTATCAATGGAGTATGGAATAAAGGAGTAAAAGTAAGGTTAAGAAAAACTCCAATCCAGGAATGGGAGAGAGAAGCAAACGCAGAAAGGATGCGAAAGAATAATCCTAACGCAAATGGCAAAATAAGATCTACTAAAACTTATCTAATAGATGAGAATACAAAAAAGATATGTTATACTTTTAACAGTCTTAAAGAAGCAGAAGAAGAAATGGAAGAGATAATAAGTGATGTTATTAATCACACAAGTGTCTATTTAAATAGAAAGAAAGACAGGGCATACAAAGGATATTATTGGTGCGTTGGCGACAAGGAATATAAAGGGGTAGTAGACAAATGAGCGTATTAAATAAGAATAGCAAGAATCATCTAACAGCCAATGCGTTTTTAGATAAAAGTGGTGGGCACGGTATCCAACGTTATGATACTGTTAAGTACAGACAATTTGAAAAACTAACTGATAGACAATTAAGTTTCTTTTGGCGTCCTGAGGAAGTTGACGTAATGCGTGACTCCAAAGACTTTAAAGACTTAACACCATATGAACAACACATTTTTACATCAAACTTAAAGAGACAGATTGTACTTGACTCAGTACAAGGACGTTCACCTAACTTAGCACTACTACCTTTAGCAACTATACCAGAGATTGAAACATGGATTGAAACTTGGGCGTTCAATGAAACTATTCATTCACGTTCATACACACATATTATTAGAAATGTGTATGCTGATCCATCAAAAGTATTTGATAGCTTAATGGATGTTGAAGAGATTGTATCCTGTGGTACAGACATTTCAAAATACTATGATGACTTAATTGAATATCATAGAATGTATGAGTATCTGGGTGTAGGTGAACATACAGTCAATGGCAAAAAAGTCATAGTTGACGAGTACGAACTTAAACGACGTTTATGGTTATGTATTAATTCAGTAAACGTATTAGAAGGCATACGTTTTTATGTTTCTTTTGCTTGTTCTTGGGCATTTGCTGAACTTAAGAAAATGGAAGGCAATGCTAAAATTATTAAACTAATTGCTCGTGATGAAAATATTCATTTAGCAAGTACACAACACTTATTAAAAATGATGCCGCAAGATGATAGAGACTTTGTTAAGATTAAAAAAGAATGTGAGCCTGAAGTAACAGAAATGTTTAAGTCAGCTGTAGACCAAGAAGAAGCCTGGGCAAAGTATTTGTTCCAAAATGGTTCAATGATTGGACTCAATGAAGAGTTACTAAAAGATTATATTCAATGGATTGCTAACAAACGTATGTCATCACTAGGGTTGGTTTCACCATATAAAGGAGGTTCAGACCCTTTACCATGGACACAAAAGTGGATATCTGGAGGGGAAGTACAGGTAGCACCACAAGAAACAGAAATATCATCATACACAATTGGTGCAGTTAAACAAGACGTAGATCAAGACACACTGAAAGGATTTAGTTTATAATGCTTACAGTATATTCAAAACCAGCCTGTCCTTTTTGTAACAAGGCTAAAAATTTATTAGAAACTAAAGGTATAGAATTTGAAGTAGTAGATATATCAAAAGATTCAGATTCAAGAGATTTTCTAGTTGAATCAGGATACAGAACAGTTCCACAGATATTCAAGGGTAGTGAATTATTTGTCGAAGGTGGCTTTCACGGATTAAGTAAATTAACAGACGAAGACATAAACACTAAACTAGGATAAAAATGGACATAACAAAAGATCAAATATACACATTCAAAATAAACTCAGGCGAAGAAATGGTAACAAAAGTGTTAGAAGTTGGTGACACACATTACCTCATTGAGAAACCTGTATCAATTGCTCCAGGACAAAAAGGCATGCAAATGATTCCTAGTGCGTTTACTATGGAATTGGAAAAACCAGTAAGGCTAAATATTAGTGCAGTAACAATGGTTTTTGAAACTAATCCAGAAGTACAAGCTAGCTATAAAACAGCAACAAGTGGAATAGTTCAACCGCCAGAAAAGAAAATACTACAAGGGTAATACAAATGCCAGGAGTTGTGCGTACAGGTGATATCAACAGTGCAGGTGGTGCCGCCATAAGAGGTAGCTCATCTGTTCTTGTTAATGGTAGAGGAGTAGTTGCTCCAGGTAGTTCTGTGAGTCCTCATCCTTGCTGTGGAGCCAAAGGTTGTGAAATCCACTGTGTAGCTGTAGTAGTTGGTCCTGGTAGCTCAACAGTGTTGGTTGAAGGTAAAAGAGTCATCAGACAAGGTGATTCAGATATTTGCGGTCACTCTAGAATGACAGCTAGCACTGATGTGATTTGTGGGTAATTAGATATGGCATGCGGAGGAGCACTTACAGGTATGCTAATGACAGCAGGTGCAAGTCTGCTAAGTGGCACTGGATCAGGATTAACTAAATCTCTTGGATTAGACAGTGCTATTACAAAAACTTCTACAAATTTCCCAGGCTTTGGTACAGTAACAGAAGCCATAAGTGCCGCAGGCGGTGAAGGTGGAGCTGGTTTAGTTAGTATGGGAGGATTAACATTCCCAGGTGTAGGTAATGCTGTGCCTAGTAGTTTTCTAAGCGATCTAGGTAGCACATTTAGTATGACTGATCTAATTAACTCTACAGCAGATGCGATAATGGGTGCTGACCTAGGTGTCTTTACTCAACATTTTAATTCCGCTGACGGGCTAGTAGCAGGATCCAATCAATTTATAACTTCATTAATATCTTTTGCTGGAGAAACATTTAGCTCGTACTCTCAAAATTCGTTAATGACTAGTGCATTTGCAGATACTAATTTAGCATTACCTGATTTTGGTGCAGATCTAGTAGACATGGGAAACATTGTTGATCTAAACGATTTAAGTAATTTAGGAAATCCATTGAGTTTGGTTAAAAATTTAAGTCAACAAGCAGGCGGTATTGCTGTTTTAAACAAAAGTTTACTAAACGCAGGTATAAATCCAGACTCACTTAATACATTAGTTACTTCAACTGATGTTAGTGCGTTAACCAATGAAACAGTTGGTAATAGTTTAGGTTCTGGTGGACTTGCAAGAATGGATAGTGGTGGAACAGGTCTATCTGGTCTATCTAGCTTAACAGCATCTACTGATTCAGGACTTATGAAAACCGTATATGAAGCTATGGGCAGTGTAACTGGTGAAGACTTAGATAAGGTACAGGCAATACTAGGAAGTGATGTCAAAGGATTAACATCAATGAAAGATATGTTAGATCCTAGTAAAATAATGCCACGTAGTTATCCTAGTATGACTTCAATAGCACCCGCAGGTAACTTAACTAAGGTTTATACATAATGGCAAGTCTTAACTCATCTTTTAACGGATTAGGCAATGACCTTTATACTGCATTACCTGAAGATGTTGCAGATGCCAATCGAGCATTAGCAAGAGCATTAGGACAGATTAAAAATGTATTCGACCTATCACCAGGACAATTAGGACAAGCGGCCGCAACACTTGAAACAACCAAAGGATTAGATTTAATTAATAGTACAGGCGGATTAGATCAAGATGTAATTGATTTTTACAAAAACGATCTAGCCACTGGCAGTGGACAACACGGTGAATTATTATTAACTGATGTTATAGGAACTGCGGCAGGCTGGGTGCATGAAGATGAACTTAACAATGAAGCAGATAGATTAAAAATTCTTAATGACTTAGGAGAGCTTGATGATTTACAAGCATGGCCTACACCTAAAGCATATAACAGTTCGGGTAACGGTTTATACACAGTGCTATGGTATCATTGGGTAGAAAATGCTTACTACACTCCTTTCAGTGATTTCTCACAAAATGATCCAGTAACTGGTGTACCTCCTTTAATAATACCACGATGGACTATACCGGCTGGAATAACCTTAACTAGTAGTATAGCAGGAACATATGACTCAAAATTATTGCTCAGTGAGGCTGTTGTTGGATTAGTTAACACAGAAATACAACGTATTGCTAACAAATATCCTTTACAGGCTAGTCAAAGTGTTACTGCATTTACAAACATGGGTAATCAAATGGTTAAAGAAAAAACTAATCAAGCGTCTGCAGGCATTGTCCCAACAGACACACAGACAGGAACTAAGACACCTGTTCAAGGCTTAGTTAGTAACTTACATAGTATAGGCCAAGACATTAGTCTAGGTGGAAGTGCCTATGTGTTAGAAAAACTTGCTGATACTAGAATCAAAGGTGGTCAGGCAGTAATTGCATCAATGCGTGAAGGACGTAACATACAGCGACTAGCTGAGTATGGAATTCCTACATCGTTATTTGCAAACTCAACAACAAAAACAACAGAAGAAGCTCAATTGCTTGAATCAACATATACAGTTGATGAAGCAAAGTCAAATACAGACTAATAACTGTTGACATCAAATATACAGACTGTATAATATTTTTATGAAATACTTTTCCTATGCTTTAACCACAGATGAATTTACAATGACAGACGTTTGTGCTGATGCTGTTAGATATGGCCCCAGTACTTTAAACAGTTATGAATTACGATTTGCCGGACAAGCAGATATCATTCCTAACATTAACGCAAAGGTAGAAGGTATCCTATGGGATATACCTGAAGAGTATATAGATATGGTTACCGCTGTAGAAAGACATCAAACAAAGAAACAAATCATAGTATCATATGGTAAAGAAACTGTGAGAGCGTGGACATCACAAAGAGAAATATATACTAGACCAAATGTACCTACTTGGCAGTATTGGGAAAAGTTAGAAGATGCTTACTACCAACAAGGCTTACCGGTCCAACAAATAGTAACAGCCATTGATGAAATAGAAAAGTTTTACGATACAGGATTTAAGTTATAAATTAGTTGACCAAAAAATTAAAAGACGTTATAATAGTGTTACTTTAAAGCAGTAAATAGTTGAACGGAAAGGAGAATAGTTGATGAAGTTATCAAGGAAGGTACTATACGCAATACTAGTCGTGTTAATAGCAGGTATATATTTGCAACTAACACAACCAGCTGAACAAGAGAAAGTGGTTACCACAGAAGATATTGTGATAAGCATTGAGCAACAAAAAGCAGAGCTTAAATTAAAACAAGAATTAATAGCTCAGTTAGAACGTGAAGACGAGTGGATGAAAGAGATAAGTTGTCTAGCTCGCAATGTGTACTATGAAGCACGAGGTGAAAGCCTTGAAGGACAAAAAGCAGTAGCACTGGTTACTCTAAACAGAGTTGAAAATCCAATGTTTCCTGATACTATATGCGGTGTTGTAAACGAACGCAAAGTAGTTAAAGGAAGAACTAAATGTCAGTTCTCGTGGAGATGTGAAAGTCATAATGATCCTAAAAAAGCAGTAAGACAAAGTCATGAAAGTTATCAAGCCGCTATGACGGCTATACTTGATTACGAAATACTTACAACTACACTAGTTACAAAAGATACATTATTTTTTCACGCCAAACATGTTAGACCGTTTTGGAGGAAAGTCAAACAACGTCTAGCACAGATAGACAATCATATATTCTATGAACAACGACCTGGCGATAAACGCAGATAAAAAGTGTGGCAAAAAAACAACAATGCCCCTATAAATTAGGGGTATTTTTTTGGCTAAAATGGTTGACCATTAATTCGGAATTCGCTATAATTGTATTAAGAAATAAGAAAAACAAGTTAATTATTTAGGGGTAGATAAGATGACACATACAACAGAGAATCCAACACTAGAGTTACTTCAAGAAAAGTACAACTCTACAGCACTAAAATTAAACTACAAAGGCGAAGCAATCAGAGGTGGCTCTGTAACAGAAGGCCAATGGCATCGTGATGGTGTTGCTGTGTTAGGTAACAAGGAATGGAAACTTGGTGCACACGGTGAAGTTCGTTGGGTATCATCAAACAACATTTGTCCAACTGACATCTTAGAGATGGCTGTGGTTGACGGTACAATTACTTGGGAAATGTTTGAGCGTTCAACTAAACAAAACTCAATTGAAACTACAGAGTTTCTTACACGTTATCAAGCTATGCGTGAGAAACATGGTTACTCAGAAGAAGAGCAATTAGAAATGCGTTGTGAGTTTGGTGACGAAGAAATAGTTGATGTTTTTACTGGTAAAGTGATATCATAATGAAACCAACTATTGGACAAATCATAACTGTAGCAACTGAATATAATCGCCCTAGCATTTGGGGCGACATTCATCACTCAGAGCTTACTGGTGAAGTTGTTGATTACAAATGGTTAAAGCCAGAAGAGTTTGCTGTTCGTAATCCTAATCATCCCAATGGCTTTTCAGTTATTCATATGAAAAATGTCGTTGACATTAGAGATGCAGATGGTAAAGAATATAAATTTACAACAGATTCTAGTGTTAGAGTTTGGACAGTTACTGGTAGCAAAGGTAACGAATATACTGTAAAATTACAAAACGGAGAATACAGTTGTGAGTGTGTTGGCTTTCAATATAGAAAAGATTGTACACATATTAAACAATGTATATAGGACTTAAAATGAAACCTTGGGAAATAACAAAACTGCTTGAAGCAGATAACAGTAGACTAGCGAAAGAGAAAATACTTCGCGATGAAGCCGGCTGTGCAAACAAA